CATCCTTCTCACGGATTCTATCCATAATGACGGTTGCCATGCTAGCCACAGACTCTTGCGAAAACTCAGACTTTTTGCCTAACTTAGAATCGAGCATCTTTGCGAACTCGTTAGTTAATTCTTGTGTGTCCATAGTTTTAAAACTGTTATTACTTTTTACATTAGATTCTCCCTTTTGGGAAATTTTTAAAATGTTTTTTTGAATTTTTTCTAGTGTGGGCATTGACACTTTAGCGTCTGCGTCCTCTTTTTCTTCCAGCTGGAGGTCAATATTTTCATGAGTAGTGACCCCTTTTACATCTGCCGCAGGCTTTGTTGTGAAGCCAATTCCTAATGGAAACACCTCTCCAGCTACTAAGCGATAAACCGGCGTGCCGTCGTCAAGCGTACCGCTTCCATCGTTTGCTCTAAGGTATTTTTCAAATTCTTTTATTTTCTGCGGGTCACTAATTATCTCTGCTTCGCTAAGGTTTTGAGACCCTACTGCAATATGATACTCATTAAACCCCAACTCCCAGCTTGCAGAAATTTTGTTATAATCAATATCCTCGGGATCACTTGCTTTCAGCAATAGCTCTGCGAATTCCGGGTTGACAGTTTTATAAATGACCGCGGCAAGAGAAATATAAAAAGGGTCTTTCTTGTTTTCCAGCTTATCTGTATTTAGAATTTTCTCGTTCCCCATATCTGTAAACGCTGCGTTTACGATGTGCCCCACAACTTTTTGTTTTTTATGCTCTATATTAGTGGGCTTATGGATAAAGTAATTAAGAAGTTCTTTTGCCGTGGCGGAACTGATACCATCTCCATTCCTGTTAAAACGATTAACAACAGCCGCATTAAAAGCAGCTCCCACCAAATCAATATTACGGTCTAAATCAATCCCCTTGGGTATCAAAGGTTTTAAATTATCTAAAGAAGCAACGCTAATACTTAGCTCATTTTCTAGGTCATCTGTAGCAAAAACTTCAAAATCAAATTGTGTTTTGAATTTATAAGGCGTATTCATACTGCTTAAGTTACACTTTTTTAATCTTTTGGTGAATTTTTTGTGCTGTGATATAAAACAGCAGAAGAATATTCGTCTAAAGCGTGCTCCACGCTAATGTCCGCGACGGGGCCCAACGTCTTTAAACCTAAAAGTTTTTTATTGTCCTTTAAGCAGCTAACGGCTGTTTTCTTCCAGTCGGACTGCTCGCATGCAGATACAACAAGCTCACACACTTTTTCTAAAATCTCTTTTTGATCTGCGCTTAAACGTTTTTTCTTAAATACTTTTTTAGCCTCCACGCTGACCTCGCTGTAAAACTTATTGGTAGCATCAATAACCTCTTTGATGGAATCAACAGCATAAGTAACCTTACGCGCTTGAGTTTTGGATCCAGCAGGCCTTCCCGGAGATTGGGGGGTTTTATTGTTTTGCTCGTCTAATATTCTCATGCTTTCGGGATGCTTAATTTCCTCAAGCCCCATCTCTTCAGACCCTTCAAAAACAGGTACCCCGCCCACCAAAGGATTGTACCACCCTTTTTTTCTATCATCTAAAAACTTCTCCTGTGCTTTTTCTAATTCGCTCTCAGAAGGAAATACTCCCGTATCGATAACCTTCATGCCTTCTTCTGGAGGTAAAATACCGAGCTCCATCATACGCGTAATCACACGCTGAACCTGATTCTCATCCTTCATATCGATATCCTCGAAACGAGCGCGAGGAGAGCCACGGAACCCAAAGTTTTTGCATATTTGATCTATTTCTGGCTGTAAAAACTCATTGAGAAAAGCCTCGCGAGATTCTTTTAACCTTTGAAGAAAGAGTTGTGCCTTAATAGTAGCATTAGCAAACTTCTCTTCTGCTAAAATTACATTTTGTAGGCCTTCTTTAATGTCTCTATTTACAACATCATATTTAGACGGCCCAATAACCTTCTCTAAATCTGGAATAATAAACTCAGCTTTAGTGGTATAGTCGCTAACCAACACGCGCCCAACACTCTGGTTCGTAAAGAGGTTTTGCATAGCTGTCATATTGCGCGGATTAATACCTCCTTTATCAGGGGTTGCACCCATCGTGATCATCAGAACTACGTTTTCAACCGTTCGACAAATCGCTTGATCAATCTTCTTCATCTCCATTTTGAAGTTAATATCATCAAGTACGGCAAACCCAAAAGGAACTGCAAAGGGTTCGTAATCTTGCTTTTTATAAAAAGCATACCTCAGTTTGCTTGGATCCAACTGAACGGTCATGCCGCTTGGAGTCCATGAATTACTACGAATCCTTTTTTTGACATTATCAGGCAAAGCATTAAATAGCTCTCTATCAGCCTCGTTAGTGGGGTTCTTTAGCCTTTCAATCTCATATTCGCTTAAGAGTTTTGAAAAAAACCTAACATCAAAAGAAGTGGTACGCTGAGCAACAACATCAAAAGGATTAAGCAGAATATACTTAATAGGAATCTTGTTTGTCTCTGCCACTATGCCAAGGTTTCTTATTTTAGCAAATTCGTCCGCTTTAAACTTCCCGTCCACAGTAAAAAGAAAAATATTACCACTCCTATAATACTCTCTAAAAAATTGATCCTTTAACCCCCAAATGCCAATCCTTTTAAACCATGAATTAATAAAACGTCTGGACTTTTCTGTGCCCCCTTCTAAATAAAGGGTAGAATTAGCAAAGTCTGCCATCATATCAATAGAATTACGAAAAATCGCTACGTTACAGTAAGCTTTTTGGCACAACTCAATAGCGTCACGAACATTAACGCCGTCTAAAGCATACTGAAAAGGAAGCAGTCCCGCACGAATATTATTATAAGCATATTGCTTAGGTTGAATCGCTATGCTGTTGCGCCTACTATCCGTAGTTCCGCCAGTGCCCCCTGCGCGACTATAAGCCTCTGACGTATAATCATAAAAAGAATCGCCTACAAGCTTTGGTTCAAAGGTGTCCGATTGCCCCGCCAAGCTTTCGTACGGATTATTTGGGTACTGAAAGTTTTTCTCAAACTTTTTCCAATAGTCTGAACGTTTTGTATATTTTCTGCTTGCCATGTTAGATTTTACACCGATTTGATTAAAAGTGACTTTGAAAAGTCATAAAGTTAGTTTACGAACATTGGTTCGAACGTTTCTATTATATTCGATTTGGGTTGTTTTTTCGAGTCAAAATAGATTTTTGTCATCCAATTGGCAAGTAGCAAAGCGGAGTAAGAGTCTTTTCTTGCCTTGTCGGGCCCAGTTTGCCTACGAAGGTTAGACGGCAAATCAAAAGTCTGAGTTCCTTGAGCGGTGGAAGTTATCTGTATTAAAGCGCATTCATTTTTTGTTAGGCTCATCATGTCCGACTGGTGTTCAATAAAATCAATCTGCTTTGCTCCCGAACTTTGCTTCTCTACGTCTTTGCTGCGCAAAAACATAATCTCTTCAATTGGGATGCTTTTATTTTTCTGAGCTACATACTGTTCATTAATGGCCTGACTAGCAAACATAACGCGACGATGATCAAAATTAGCTTGTAATAGCTCGTTAGCCTGACGTATCCAACCGCTTGTGGGTTTTCGCAATATTACGTGTTTGTAGTCGCCTTTATTATATTCATTTTTAAAAGTAGTCAAATTAGCTTGATACTCCTCTGGCTTATCGAAAGGAACTTCAATCTGTCTTAGTTTTATTTTTTTTTGTTTAAACATCTCGCTTTCATTACACGCTTGCAAAAATTGCACCCCTCCATTATAATCCCCACATACAGCAGTAATATTAAAATTTTGCAAGCAATAAAGAAAATATCTAATATGGTGTTTCAAAGAAGTTCCCGCCAAAGCATAACTATGCACCAGTGTTGCCCTCTGCTGTTCTTCGTTTAATTTTAGAATTTGAATTGCAAAGTCATCTGAGCTCTCAGTTTGTGACCACGACGGATCAAAGGCTAAAATATACTCTGCATCCGCGTCCCCTTTAATTTCAACAGATGGAGACTCTCCGTCTGGAACCGTACATAGCGCCATTTTACTTGTCTTAAAATAGCCCGCACTATCATCGGTAAAAACCGCCCCAAACTCTCGCTCGAACTGAGATGTGCTCATGGTGGTTTTGGCTTGATTAAGTAGATTTTGATCGTAAAGCTGTGTGGGGGCGCAGTCATAAGAAAAATGCATAATACACCTAGAAGCCTTGTCTTTTTGCTCTTTTCTTGTAATGCTTAGCTCGAACTGTTGGTATAACTTATAAAGATATTCAAACTTATAAGAAGCTGACGATAAAGCTATCAACTTATTGTTAGGCCAAATATGTCTTTGCTTTTCTTCCATTTGTCCTTCCTTGATCAGCTTATTTTCTAGTTTATATAGATCGTCACGTTGGGTAGGATTTGTAACAACAGATAAAAAGGGAACGATAACTTCGTTATAAATCCTTTCGGGCATCAATAAAAACTCATCAATAATAATACGATGAAACCTAAAGCCACGCAACTTTTCGCCATCTCCTAGTGGCAGCGCTCGAATACGACTAGTGCCAATCTCCATTAACCATTCGTCGTTACTCTTAGAAACCTTAGTGATACATTGTTTAAATAGGCCTGCGTCGGGATGCATAGAAATATCCTCAATTTTCTTGAAGATCATTTTTGCCTGCCTGAAAGACTTGGAAAGTATGCCGATTTCTACTCCTTGGTTTAAAATAGCATCTAAAGCAGCAAAAACACCTGTCGTGAATGACTTGGACATCCCTCGAGACCATACTCCTAAAAAATAATCTGTTTCGAACATGCTCTTAACGGCCATATGCTGAAAAGGAAAAAGCTTAATCCCCATCATAAGCTCTGCCGTAAAAGTCATATTATTCCTTAAGAACTCATATAGGGCGATCTTAGCCTCCCTTTCTTCTATGTGACCTTCGATCTTATTCAGCTCTTTGTTCGAGCGACACCTTGGAGGTGGTCTATTCTGTGTTCCTTCTATCCAGCTCATGATCTAAAAAATATTGCATATCCGTATTCCACACTTCTTTGCCCTTGTAAAGTAGCCTAGGAATGATTTCCTCTGAGATTTTCCGGCTCCCGCTAAATAAAAACTGACAGTGCCCCTGAAACTCATAACTTAAATCCCTAACCCTCTTTAAAATGAAATCAATGCCTGCCGCCCTCTTAAAAGCCCTACTTGCCTTGATCATTTTTTCCGGCGTTGACTCTATAACTACAAATAGATAAGAATCTAATTCTTTAGCTCTTTGCAACTCCCTTTGAAAACGCTCATAGTTTTGGTTACTCAGAGTGGAGTGCAGATCAGATCCTGACTTACGATCTACGTAAGTATAAGAATAGTGGTTACCAAAAAGAGTGTAATCCCCCACATCTAGCTTGTGATCATCAGCCTGAAAAGGAAAGCTAAGAGGGGATTGTTCGCGAGTATCTATCGCAATCCTTATATCTTCAGGCAACTCAAAATTAAAAAAATCCTTAGGTAACCTCTCTGCATACAAAGGTCGTAAGCCAACCTTTTTGACAGCCTCATTATAGCTGCCAAATATTTTTCTATAAGTGTCTATGTCTGGTAAGAAACAGCTTTTGGCCTCCAAGTGAAAAGGAGCATAGATCCTCTGCTTTTTCAACTGTCTTTTTTCGATTAATGATAAAATATATGCCCCTACCTCGGAAGGAGGAGCTTTTGCGCACCATTTTTTAAGCTGCTGCTTTGTGGAAAAATCTCTTTCAAAGTACTCTTCAAATTTTTTAAACGGCAATGGTTCTCCAGTCAGCTTATTCTTTCGCGGATAATGGAGCGTATAATACTCCGCTAAAGATAGTCCGTG